CGACCACGATGCTGATTTGCAAGGAGGTGGTGACGTAGTGGCTCGATATAATTTATCAGGGAGTCGGATAAGTGCATTATTAATAGAGCTAGGCGCAGACGTTTCAGCGGCGGCTAAAGAAGAATTACTTCAAGGTGGACAAACCATATTAGCTGATGCAAAAGCTCGGATACACAGTATTAGTGGTGCATTGTCGGCAAGTGGCAAGCTTGAGATTAATGCAAAAGGCACTATAGTTAGAATTGTATTTGATGCGGCGAGTCCTGCAACTGCTAATTCATCTGGTGGATATATGTATGGCAGAATTATAGAATGGCGTCCAGGTCATGAGCATCCGTTTTTATACCCTGCCTATGATGCACATAAAAATCAAATTAAGCAAAATGTGATTGAAGCGATACGTCAGGCGGTGAGAAATCGTGCTGTGCCTTGATGATGAAATTGACCAGGCATTAAAGAGTGATACTGTTTTAATTAACTTACTTGGTGGAGAATTGATTTTTGAGTTTTACGAGGCAGGCGATAGAGACATTCCTTATCCGAGGGTGATATTTGAGGAAATATCAAACGTTCCCGATTCTTCCGCTGAGAATACGGAATCATCATCAAGAATTACATATCGAATTTCAGTTTGCGCTGAAACAAACCTTACGGAGATCATTAACGCGGTAGAACGTGTGATGATCTCTATTGATTTTGCCCGTCATTCTACCGAACCTATACGTAGTCTGCCAATAGGCGTTAAAGGTAAAGTATTTCAATTCATAACAACAAAGGAGTGGTAATTATATGGCAATGTTAAAAGGACTGAAAAAATTATATTACGCGATATTAACCAAGGATGATTTGACGGGGGTCGCTTACGGCGCAGTTTCGCCCCTTTCAGGAGTGAACAAGGCGAGCGTAAAACGTAAAAATAGTACAGATATATTTTACGCAGAGAATGGGCCTTGGGAATCAGCAACTTCGAAAGATGTTACCAGCGTCGAGCTTACCGTATCTGAGATATTGCAAGCTGATTATGCGGCACTAATGGGGCATACAATCAATGGCGCAGAAATGATCGTAAATAATAACGATACCGCGCCATATGTAGCAATTGGTATCGCCGCCAATAAGTCGAACACAAAAAGTAGATACATTTGGTTATACAAAGGTCAATTTACACCTGCTGACGAGGAACATGATTCCCAGGGTGCAAGCGTCAAGTTAAAACCTGTGACAATTAAGGCTGACTTCTTGGGGCACCAATTCGATGGAACTGCCGAACGTAGGCTAGACGAAGAGTCGCCGAATTACGTTAGTGGTATAGCTACATTCTTTAGTTCTCCGTTAGCGGTTGTGGATTTAACAGTACCAACCGTTACTATTGTGCCTCTTAATGCCGCGACAGCAGTAGCAATATCGTCTGCAGTTAACTGGACTTTTAATGAAGCAATTCAGTTTACTACAGTTATTGCTAGCAACTTTATGTTAGCGGCTGATGTGGCAGGGACATTAATTGCAGGAACGCTATCAGTCAATGCGGGCAGGACTGTTGTGACGTTTACGCCTACAGCTAATTTGTCAGCTGCTACGGCGTATAGGGCTTGACAAGTGGGGTTAAGGATTTGGCTGGTAATAGCTTGGCTACTAGCATTACTAAGTTTACTACGGCATAAGAAAGTGGCGGCTCTTACGTGAGTCGCCTATTATATTACGATCGGGAGAAAAATTAATATTCAAGGTGAGTCCGTTACTGGCTGTACATATTTCCGTTATTAAAAGCTTTTTTGTATAATACAGGAAAATATTGAATTCTGTCTAATGATATATAAAATGTATTATTAAAAAAAGGATGTGGTAGTCTGGAAGGCAAACATTCTATATTTAGTAAAATTCAAAATGGTTTAAGTATACTTGTTCTGATTTTTATTATGTTAGCTGCAGTTTGTAGTTTTTATATGAATATAACTAAGGCGATTACCTTGGTTGATCAAGGGGTTTCTAGCACTGCGACGCTATTAGAATATATACCTTTCAAAAGTAGTGGTAAAAACCCGCGTGATCATTATTATTATATAATTTCTTATGATAAATATAGGGCAAGCATTGAGTTAGAAAATAGTCGTTATCCAATCAATAGTACGATTCAAGTGATATATGACAAAAATAATCCTAAATTAGTATGGTTAGGTAATCATACTATGAATGTATGGGATTTATATTGTTTAAATACAAATGTTGGTGAAAATATTTGTATGGCTCTTTTTCTTGTTATGGGCTGTATAGGCTTGAGTCGCATATGTCGCAAAAGGATAGAACTAAAAAAATAAAACGCAATTTAAAAAACAAAAATGAAGTCTCAACTGTAACAGTTGGGGCTATTTTTATTACTATTTTGGAGGGGTTTTCATATGGAAATTAAGATTAATAACATAAAGTATAAACCAAACAAGCCAAAAGCCAAACCTTGGCGCGAGTTCATGGAGTTCGATGAAACAAAAGCAGAAATTGAGTTTCATGAATACGTCGATGCGCATGTTGAAATCATCATTAAGTCCTTTGCCAATCCAGCATTAACGGCAGATGTGATAATGGATCACCTTACTGTCGACGAAATCATGGAAATATATCGACAGATAATGACTTGGTTTTGTGAATTGTTATCTAGGAAACTTGATAAAATCCCAAACGAGCAGGCGGCAGTGGGATAAACCCTCTGTCGGCATGTGAATCTGTTGTTGATTTTTATAGCGGACTACATGAGCAGTACCATTGGACTCAGCGAGATATTGATGATAGCGATTTAATGTATCTGCTTGATTTGATTATTGTTAAGAGCAAGTTGCGTGGTGAACAGGGACTATTTATTGACGACGTTTTATAAGGGGGAGGTCATTTGTGGCAAAAGGGGTAACTATAGAAAAACTATTTCTAACACTGGGCCTCGATATGACGGCACTCGATGCCGATTTACTAACAGCAACAAAAACAGTTAGCCAAGGCATGTCAGATTTAAAAGTCAAAGCGCAGCAGACCAAGCTCAAAATGGAAATTGATATGAGCCAGTTCAAGGGGGCTGAAAATTCCACTGAGGCATTAGCGACAAAGACGAAGCACCTTACTGACCAGCTAAATATACAGAAGCAAGCGGTACTTCTAATGAATGCCGCTTACAATGAGTCAGTAGCGGCAAAAGGCGCAGACGATGCAGTGAGCCAAAGAATTTTAACAAGGTTACTTCGAGAGCAAAAAGCTGAGGCTGATTTGTCGGCGCAAATAAAGCAAACCAATGCGGCACGTACCAGTGGCGGATCTATGAGTACAGGCATTAACACCAGCGCAACTAATGAGGCAAGTGCGGCGGTCAGTGCATTGGCTGGTGGGCTAGGCCGAGTGAAAGAGGCTGGTCAATCGGCAGGGAATGGCATCATGGCTGTTAACGCTAAAATAATTGCATTGACTGCAATTGCCGCCAGTGGTGCGGGTTTATTTAATTTGGTTAAAGGTGCGGTCGATGCAGGGGATGCGGCTTATAAATTAGCTGGCAGATTAAATTTAAGCTATGCGGAAGCTGGCAATTTAAACCGTATGCTCAAATTATCCGATGTCGACAGCCAGGCTTTCATAGCCACCATGACCAGGCTGGATCGATCTGTTACAACAGCTGGTAAAAACGGTAATGCTCTCACTAATTCCATGGAGCTGTTCGGGTTTTCGCTTGTCGATTCAAATAAGAGCTTATTGCCAATGACACAGCAATTGGAGCAACTTGCTAAAGGCTATCAAAATGCGGCAAAAGCTGGCGAGGAAGACGCTTTTGTTGCCGATGTACTAAGTGCAAAGGGTGCGGCGTTAGTCCCAATACTTAGAGAATATACAGTTAACGCTGAAACGGCTAGTCGGGTTAAAACAATAGGTATTGATCCCGAACAAGCCCATCAATTAGCTGTCGAATTTAAAGTCTTAAACATGGAAACTACGCAAATGCAAAACGCATTAGGCATGGCACTTATGCCGATTGCAAAGGAATTACTTCCTAGCGTTATTAACGGTTTTGATCTCATTGTTGGTTCAATTAAAGAGAATAAGGACGAGATAGTTAATAGTGAAGATGAAGCATTGCTGACAAGTGAGCAAGACAAAGATGGTTTTGCTTGTGCCATTGCAAGGGGGTTAACTGATTATGTGGCTAAATAATTTAACTGTGAGGGGCAAGATTATCTTCTCGCTGATTTTATTTGTTGTTGTGTTGGCCCTGTGTGGGGCTGGATATTTCGCCTGGCAGAAACATGCAGACGTCGCAGAAAAACTGCAACAGGCAAAGGTTTTGACCGAACAACAGGCCTAGGACAAAAACGTCCTGCAGAACCAATTGCAAATGAGTAAACAAAATGCTGAGATGTTGGCTAGTTTTATTAAGCAGGTGCAAGCAGGTCAGGTGCAGCCAGTCAATCATTTTACTGTACAGGCTCCATAGTTGCCATTAGCTGCTGAGCAGGTAGCTGATAAGATTAATGTTAATGATCCAACCTTGCCACCGCAGGCGTTAAAGAAAACGGATAGGACAGTTGTTGTGGCGAACACGAATAAGACCCCGGCATCTAATTATGATGTGGGAGTCTTCAAGGTTAATAATTATAGGAATTGGGAGTGGTCGGCAGGTTACGGAGTGCAGGATGGTAGTAAGTATGTAACTATTGGGTTACAACGTAATTACAGTAAGGATAAGGCGGTATCAGCAGAGGTGCATTTAGATGCTGGTAATGTTAAAAAGGTTAATGGGTGGGAAGTTAAGCAGGTTTGGAAAATAGATAAATTGTTTGTGATATTTTGAATTTCACGCACCGTCTTATTTAATTGGTAGGGCGGTGTTTTTCTATTAAAATTCCTGTTGGGTGTTTTGTGGTATTGCATAATTTTCATAGGTATGGCATAATATAATCAAGAAGTTAACCTGCGACGGATAAAAAGCTGGGTTCCCGAATGGGAGTAGGCGCAATGCGCTTAGAATTCCTTTGCTCCCGAGGTTAACTTATTTTTTTACTTTTTCTCTTAGCTCTCCGATTATTTTATCGGGGGATTTTTTTATTTCATCAACAATCAATTCTATTGTTTGCTGGGAATAACTGTATGTGGGCTGAGTGTGAACTTTATGTACATAGCAATACCTTTCATTGTTTTTTAATTCATAATAGAGAGTGCGGAAAATTTTGTGTAACTAGGTTTGAAAGATCTTCCTTTATGGCAAGAATAGTAATAATACTATTAAAGTCAGAAAGGAAGTTTTTTTAT